GGGATATACATATCGTAGGCTGGGTCATACGCATCCCCATCTGCTTCCTTGCTATAGGCAGGGATCAGGGTGCCTGGGTCAAACTGGAAGTCCTCCATGTCGATGCCCTGGTCACCCAGCATGGAGATCCGCCGCTGCATCGTGTAGAACTGGAAGAAGTTGGTCTTGACCATCTCTCCCACATCACGCAAGAATACCTCCAGCAATCGGCCTTTCATCCGCAGGGTGGGGCTCAGGGCCTCCATCATCTGCTCGATACTGTCGGCTCCAGGAGCCTGTTTCAGCTGCGTCAGGGCCTGTAGGTTGGCCACACCCCCGTGGTAGTCCATCTCCGACACCATCATCTTCAAGAAATCGAAGACATAGGACGGGATGTTGGGCGGGGGCTCAAATTCAATGTTGCCCATCACCGGATTGTGCCGCACCTTGGTGCCGGGAATCCGCGTGTCCAGCCGGTTCCACAGCGACTCTGGCATGGCCCGTGCATCACCCTTCAATCCAGGGCGCAGGGCCTTCCTGACCATATCCAGGATGCCATTCGCTGTCTCGTTCACCGCATCCTGCAGGGGCATCAGGTCCCGTGTGATTCCCACGCCCAGCAGGCCCCAGGGCCAGGGATCCAGGCGGAGCCGCGTAATCGGGAACATGCCGTGCCAGAAGGGGTTCGGCCCATCGAACAGAATGCAGTCATCCGTTGCAATGATCAGCCGCCCACGGGGGTAGAGCTTGTATTCATCGTCGTCAAACCGCTGACCGTTCGGTTTCTTTGATCCTGCTGGCTGGACCGTATAGGACCACGATGTGTTTGGGTCCCCAATCGTGATGGGGCCCACCCCTGTGTGGAGCCGTCGATCCTTGATATACACATAATAAAGGTTAGTCGTTGCCACTGCCGCCGAGACGTTCTTCGGGGTGGAGGACAGGAATCCTGCCGCCGGGGACATCAGCTGCTGTGCCCCTTTGGAGTTGCCCCAGGTGCGCGTGGGAACGGCTCCCGCCCGTGAGGCCGAGATTCGATGGGCCTTGCCGGGGAACCGTGCCTGTAGCTCACCCACCGTCTTTGCGGTGCGGATAATGACCCCTTCCCAGTCCTGTATATCCCCATCCAGGGTCGGACGAATCGGGATGACATCCCGTGGGTCTCTGGGCGTCAACACGACCTCCCCGGTCCCACCACCTGCCGAGGCATCCCAGTGCACCTCACAGTAGCCCGTCCCTGGGCCTGAGGCATACCGCAGCACGTTCGACAGCTGCAGATCGGCCTGGGTGTTGGTCCACCATGCCGTCACCAACTTGTTCAACACCTCTGCCTGGGGCTGAAACCGGTCGTTCTGCGTCTTGAACCCAAACAGGGGATGAATGTCCGTGAGCGCGGCGACCTGCTGCAGCACGATATGCTTCGTGCGGTTGTCATACACCCCCGACAGGGTCGAGGGGCGCTGTGAATCGATCTGGTCACCCATGATGTAGGAGATCGCTTTCTCAATCTCCGCATACATGGGCTCTGACTGGAGGACTCGCTCCCCTTCGGTGCGAGCCGTCGTGATCCACTCCAGCATCGACTGCTCATACTTTTCGTTAGGTAGTGGAAAGTCCATTTATCCCTCCGTCCGTGGGGCTCGTGGCCCCTCATAGGCCCGTCCACCGGGACGCCCTACCGGGAGATCACGGGGGGAGTCCGGGTTCCCTGGATCCTGAGAGAACCCTGAGACACAGACCCCATACTTTCGCTCCAGATGACGGAGATGACCCAGGCTTTCAACCGTCACCGGTCGGCCATCCCCGCTAACATGGGTCGTTGTATACGGAAATACCCCTGTTTTCCCGTAAATATGGCCCGATGAGAGGGGTAACATGGTTAAATCCGCCCCACAGGACTCGCACGTAGGAAGGGTAGTTTCACCCTGTTTCACGGTATAAAGCCGCTCTATGGCCGTAGCTTTGCAGGCGAGGCACTCGAAATCTCTGAGTGGCATGCCTAAATCCTGTTCAGGGTCTCATCAAGCACACGATTCACGGTGTTCTCGATGAATTCCCCCGGAGTCTGGCCCCAGAACTTCGCCTGTTCCGTCAATTGAATGGACTCACCGGGGCTGAGTGCCCGTACCGAATCCCCAATGCCGACCTGAGAGAGGCCTTCCACCCGTGTTGCCAGTTCCTCTGCCGAGGAGACTGTGGTCTGGAAGACCTTCTCCAGGCGACGGCGCTCTTTCCCGTCTACCAGGAAGTAACGATGGCCATCAGATCCCACTGTATTGAATTCTTTTAACACAGCGCGGATCCGGTTGTTCACCGCTGTCTTATCAGACTTTGGCTCCGTACATCGCTTCTTCAGGTCTGCATACAGCTCATCCGGGATATCAATCGTAACGCGCACTCAACCTCCTTCACGGGAACCACTGGTATTCGTCCCGACGCACGGCATCCCTGAACGCACTGAACCGAGACACGGGAATGGACACCACGCTGGGGTTCCCCTTCACGGTGCCCACGATGAAACACACAATCGCTTCCTGCTCCAACGAAATTACCGAGGAGCCGCTGGACCCTGGCCCTCCATCAACCTGCAGCAACATCGCATTTGTCCAGTTAATGTCACGGCTGGTCACCGGACGGTCCATGTTGAGCAAGCTCACCCGTCCGAAGAACAACTGTCGGCCCAACCCGACTGGAGCCGCGACATTCAGGACTTCATCGCCCATCTTCACGAGCCCCACGTTGCCCAGAGGCATTGTAGGCCATTCTTCCTTGGTGTCCACGGACAGAATCGCAAAATCGTCACCACGGCTCTGATAGCCCGCCATCACGACCTCTGCCCTATGAAAGGTCTTGTCCTGTAGCTGATCAAACGAAATGTAGAAGGGAGACGAAGAGACGACCGCTTTCTTGTGGGTTTTATCGTCGTCTGCCACACAGTGTGACGCACTCACAAAGAGGTAGCCCTTCTCCCGCTTCTCAAACGCGGTAGCCGTACATGCCATATCCATCCCGCCCGAAGCGGTCTGCTTATAAAGGATTGCCGTCGCTGCATACGCCCGCTCTGAGACAGTCGTTAGTTCCTTCGCGTTAACCTCAAGAGGCCTTACTGGAGAGAACAGAATAGTCGTCAGCAATAGAGAGGTGAGGATGATTCGACGCACAAGCATCTCCTTTAGTGAAAGGCCTCCTCATCCCATTTGTCCATCATCTCCTGATATGACACAGCAGTGTTCTGCCACGTGGGCTTTCGAGAGGCCACTGCCTTCTCAGCTTCTTCCAGTTTTCCTGCAGCTTGCAAGCGCTTTCGTTCGGCTGAGGTATCAATACCGGCCAGCCATTCGTTGTCATGTGCAGCCCAATATGCCATCAGCATGGCCATGACACGGTCGTCATGCCGTCCTGACATCGCCTGTGCCTTCGACATATAGAGGTCCCCCTGGAAGTCTTCCAACTCATCCAGCAGGAACTCCGAGTGGATTGTCAGGTCATCGTTCACCAGGGCATGATGTCCCCTGGCAATGAGCTTCGGACGAGTCGATGGCGTCGTCCACCAGCCCAGCCGGGAAGTCTGGAGGTTCTTGGTCTTGTCGTAGATCTTCCAGACAAAGAGATGCCCATAGGCCATCCGGCTTCGCAGGTCGAACAGACAGGAGTCCCCAAACTCTCCGTTGCACTCCACGATGACCATGGCCTCTCCTTCCGCGCCATCTCCGTAGAGCCGTCCGACCAACGCCACCACAGGAGCCAGATCATGGGGACCATGGAAGTCGCTGGCGAACTCCGCTACCTGGGCATCAGGCCGCTGGTTATCTCCCACGCGCACCACCTCGATCACCGACCGATCCGCGCCTTTGCCCCCGGCAGGGTCCACCCCCAGGACATACTCCGCTGTTGGCTCAGGGTCCTCAAAGACCAGCAGCCGTCCATTCCAGTAGTTCAGGTCATACTCCCCCGGATCTGGGAGGCCCTTGAACCCCCACCCCACCGGGACACGATCAAGAAATGAGTTGTTCATTGATTTGTGGGAGGTCGTCACTTGTCAGGGCTATCTGCTCCCCGGTGCCACGACAGTCTGGGCAGGCCATCACAAAGCAGATACCCTGCATTTCTACTTCTTCTTCCCCTGCTCCTTCACAGATCGGGCAGGGAATCTTCTCTCGTGTCGGGAGCGGCAATGGCTCAGTCATGTTCACGTAGTCCTTCCTTGTCCAGCCCCGCCAGATACGCCTTCGGTTGGATCTCTACCAACCCTACCGGCCTCTTCAACCGCTGTCGGATGTCATGCAGCACCTCAAACGGGAAGACGGACTGTCCAGTGTTCTGAAATGCCTCATTGGGGTCTGCACAATACTCCGCGAGGAAGGTGTGCAGCCGCCGTTTCTCCTTGGCCTCCGTTCGCGTCGTCTCCCACCAGAACAACTGGTCCCGTGTCAACCGGATCACCTTCCCACACCACTGGGCCGACACATCCAACGCCCGTTCTGCGTGGGCTTTGGTCAAATCTGTGGGTTCCCAGCCCTCTGGAGCCCGTGCCACATACGTGCGGGACTCCCCATACCAGGGAATGAAGATAGGCACGACCCGACCGATGCCCCGACAGGCAACCAGCCACATATCGTGCCATTCATTGCCCCGTCCCCGCGCTGTCGACTCGAAAATCGCCAGGGTCCGGGGGTGACGGGGGATAGCAGGCATCAATGAGTCGTCAATCTGCCCCGCATTCTCCCAGGTGGAGATTTCGGACAGGTGTGCCAGCGGAATGGTCTTCCCACGGGCCATTTGCCCCCGTTCCTGCCCCAACGTGGCCCCTCCCCGCACGGATTTCCCCGATTCCACCAGAATCAGGCTGTCTGTCCGGTCAAAATACAGCTGTGACTCCTTCTCCCGATACTTTTGCTCCGGTTGCATCCACCACGGGAGGTTATCGTAGATGCGTTCCAACATATTATAGAGGTAGGCCGACTGCGCCGGGACATCTGCGGCGATCAGGGCCGTCGTATTGCCATACAGGAACGCACGATGGGCTAACATGGCCTCACTCAGCGTTGATGCGCCTAATTGTCGGGCCTTCAGGATAGCCACCAGGATGCCATCCAGGCGTTCCCGGCTATTACACTGCTCTTCAATCCTTCCGATCCGCTCTAAAATGATGGATTGGCTCTCAAAGAGGGGAAAAAGCGGGGTAGACGTCGTATCCTTCGTCTTGATCAGGGCGTATCGAGTGGCCCAATACTCAAAAGAGGCCTTGGAGAGCACCAGTTCATTGAGAATCCACCGTTCCTCTTCTGGCTTCAGTGGGCGGAGCATGGCTCCGCCCTCCTCTCGGAGAGGAGCTAATTGTGCCATCCGCTTCCGTGCATCCTCCTGGGGCGTGGGCTTCGGGTCGAACGACGGATCGGCCACACGGATCGCATCGACAATCTTGGCCAGACGTTTCTCCGAGACCAGTGGGCTATACATGACCCCCCGCTTCCCGCCACAACGCCAGATAGTAATAGATGGTCCGCTCTGAGACCCCGAAACGCACCGCGAGATGAGCAATCGTCACAGGTTCCTCCGCCTGTCGTAACGCCACCAGACGTTTAATCTGTGTCCGTGTCAATTTCTTCGGCATCTATCGGATCAGCATCTAGCACATCGAAGGCTGCCTCATCTGTTGCCTGCACGAACTTGTCCAGGAAGCCCCCTCCCATTGCCAGTCCCAGCTGCTGATTCACGTTGACATTCACGCCACCCCCCTCTTTCGTCAGGCCTGTCGCCTTGAACACCATCTCCGCATGTTTCAGGTCACCCCGGTAGAACAGCTGCCCCCGGCCCCCACACTCCGGGCAGGTCGGGTCCGGTTCCCCCACAGCACTCAGGATCTGACACCGACACTCCTCCACATGATTGGCGGCTTTCTCCGCAACGTCCCTGACCACGACATCGAGCTTGTCGGCCAGGGTGCTCTGGGCCTGCACCATGCTTCGGGCCACGGCAGCATCCCGGAACATCCCCAGCACCTCTGTCGTACTCATCCCGGCATCCTGGCAAATCCGCACCAGGGAGTCCCCGGCTCGCCCAGGGTCAGACAACAACCGCAGCAGGATGTCCTGCTTGGTGCCCCGCACCTGTGTGGCGAGCATCTCGGCCAACTGGTCCCGACCGCCGACCGCTGTCTCGAACTCTGCCGCCGCTGTCCGTTCCCCGGCCCGTCGCGGGGGTTTACCGGAGACGAGCGTTCCGTCTGTCTTCTTCTTCATTCTCCCGTGACTCCCGGTCTGTCATGACCGTTACCGAGGCCTCGCCCTCTCCCAGGTCCATCGTCAGCATCGGATCGGGCTGATCCGTTGCCACACGAATCGATGTGTTCAGGGCCTCCAATCCCCGCGCTATCCGTTCCAGGGTTCGCAGAATCCGTCGCAGCAGGAAGACTGCCGTGCAGCGTCTCACCTTCATTTCCTCTCCTCCATCGGGGGGATCCAATCCACCGGGGTCCGTGCGTGGGCTCCCGGTGTCGGTTGACGCAAGACCAACGACACAAAGATCGGGGTGCGGCAGTGGGTGCAGGTCACCTGCCCCAGTCCCGGCAGCGGCTTGCCCAGATTCCGGGTGCCGCATTCGGGACACCACCACTCCATCGGGCCCACGACCTGTCCAATGGCGCGGGCACTGCCTGTGGGCGCACCGCCCAGGGAATTCACCACGATCTCCTCCCCGGAGTCCGTGACCAGCAGGGCCCCCCACGGGGGCTGTCGGATCAGCTGCAACCCCCCGTGGATACCGAAGCTGATTAACCGGTTACAATGCCGATTCGTGCAACGCCAGCGGGGCTTTCTCCAGTTGACCGTGAGGACATGCTGGAACCGGAAACAGTGGGGGCAGACAAACTCGACCGTCCCTAAGGCCCTCGCATGAAAGGAGATCGACGGCACGCCGCGAGGGTGGTGAGGAGAGGAGGCCACTCGGAGAGGGTACAGGGCGGGGGTGGAGGTGTCAAGATTTTGACGAAATTTTTTCCAGGAATCGCCGGAGCCATCCCCGCGAGTAGGGGGGGTTTCTCGCCCTTTGGACATTAACTCGTTCAACCCCCCCTGGGCTAAGTCCTTTGTTCACAACGAGTTACGGGGGGTAAGTCGATTATACGGAGCCTTTTACCAGATAGGCCAGAAATCTGTACCTAGATATAACCTATCGGGAGGAAGTACGTATGACTAATTCATACTCGCCGTTAGTTGCGCCAGTGGATGCCTCACAGTATGGCCATGGGCTTGAGCCACAAGGGGAGCACGTAGCCCCGGTTCAGGCCGCCACAGCGCCACCGCCCGTCCAGCCTGTGATTCAGACTTGGGGGGAGAAAGTCGGACAGCCGTGGCAGGATGTTGCTCACTTCATCGTGACCAGCATTCAGTCCCGTTCGCTCCAGCCTATCAAGCTGTTGCAAGCTGTCCGTGACCTTCACACGATGGCGCTCATGCCAAACAAGACGGCACAGGGCAGCGCAGCACTCAAGGCAGGCTCACTCAGTCCTGGTTCACCAAGTCCCAATGCGTGGGACTGTGGGCCCAGGGGCAGTAGGATACTGTGGCCGCACAAGATGGTGAGACTCACGTATGACGTGAATACACCCATCCGGTTCGGCACTGGTGAACCTGTCAAGGGAAGTGCGCTGCCTTCCACTCGCTACCCAGTAACCGCTGTCGAAGGTTTCATCGGCGACAGATACGACCTTGCCAGGTTCAAGATTTCCGGCAAGGGAGTGCAGAGAACACGCGGTTACTTGGCCCTTCTAGCAGCCTCGGCGAAGGCCCATGGTTGCGACGGAGAGCCCAAGGGAGCGAGGTCGAAGGTTACGTGGGACCTGATTATCTCAGACCCAATCAAGGCCTTCGAGGAGGCATCCAAGGTGAAGGGTTCCAACATCGCAGTGGAACGTAAGTACGTTGACTCCGAGCCGAAAACAGGAGCACCGTATAGAACCATGCACATCACAATCCACCGAAGCGATGTTGAGATTCCCACCAAGGTGCAGCAATCGGCAGAAGCGGGCCTCACACCCGAGAACATCATCGGGTTCTGACGTCCTCTTCGCAAGAGACCCTCTGGGGGCTATCCAGCCCCTAGGGGGTTTCCCCTTTTTTTCGCTCTTTCAGAGCCAAACATGAAGCGTGTTGGGCTGTGATGGTGTGAAAAGACGTATAGTGTCCTATTCGCAAGGAGGAGGCATGGAAGACAGCAGGGAGTACCAGCAGCTCACACTCTTCCCCTATTCTAGGGAAGAGCTACATATCAAGGCCCAGGTGGAGGAGATAGGGCAGTGGTTCACAGCAGCAGTCCTACGAGCACCAACACCAGATGAGATGAGAAGGATGCGAAGGGAGGTAGCCTTGGCACTGACCATGATGAAACGGAGGAGGAGTAGAGCATGAAACAGCACCGGCGAACCTACAAAAGCACGCACAATAGGGGGAAGAACTCTGGACTGTCTGTCAGGCTAGAGAACGGCATCAGGCTGTCGATTATTTGGGGCGAAGGAGCCATGTGCGACAGCGACAGCGTTGAAGTGCTGGCATTCGTTACGGAGGGGTATGACCTGCCTGCCAACAGCGTGAGGCTTGAAGGGTTGGGTGATGGGGAATGTGGTTGGCCGATGATTCCTGGCTACGGAGGCCGCACCCCTAAGAATGGCATACCTGAAGCGTCCTACCTGCCAGTCAGGGACATCCCCCACCTGATTGAGGCAGCGTTGACGATTCAACTGACGCCGACAGCAGCGAAGCGTGCTGCACTCCCAGTGGAGTTGCTCTAAAAGGAGGCTGCCCCATAGGGGGCAGTTTCCCATGAAGCTACTGACCTGTTCAGTGGTTTCATGGGGCACTTATGCCCCCAAGGGAGGAGTACCATGCCAGATACAGAACGATTCACCGTTGGGCAGGTCAGGGAAGTGATGGAGGTCAATGAGGCAGAGGTCAAAGAGAGGACAGCCTTTCAGAACAAGCACCATACATTCCACTTCACAATCCTGCTGTATGATGGGACAGAGGTTAAGATTCCTGTCCTGACCACCAAAACGACCACATCTGAGACTCGGATGAGGGAGTGCATGGACCATGTCATCGAGCACATGAGGAAGCTCCACCTCGCTGACTGGTGCCTTGAGTCTGTCTACACCTACCACAAGAACTAGGGGGTAGCCACCGTGGGGGTGGTGTGGTGTTATTTCCAGCGCACTGCATCACCCCCTTTTCCTGGGAGGAACGAGAGATGCAAGATACACACACTATCACCCTCCGCCTCAAACAGGCGGACTACGACGCATTTGCCGAAGCTGTTGATGAGAAGAATGCTATCACCAACCCTGGGGACAGACTGACGAAGTCAGCTGTTGCCATCCAACAGATTGTCAACTGGTCCGTTGAGCAGAAATGGGACCGAGAGGGGAAACAAGGCGTTAGGCCATTCAAGCCGAAGAGGTCAGATTGGAGGACACTATGATATTCGACCAAAGTGGGAGCCTCTTCAGGTATACATCAGACTGTGAGGTCACCATTGATGACTTCACAGAGAAGACAGACCAAACCGAGGGTGACCCGCACTTCTGGGTCAGAATCACCAAGCTGGATGGCACCATATGGACAGGTGCTCTCACACGCAGACCACTACGTGCTCATGATGAGCTAGCCGAGAAGCTGACATGGAAGGCAGGAGGGAGCCATGATGTTGTTTGAGCGCAATGCCATGGAAACCGTGGAGATTGAACCCAACGCCGAGGATGAACCAGACCACTGCTACGTGGTCTACACCAGGGAAGACGGCACCGTCTACGAAGGGAGACTCTGGCCAAAGCCCAAGAGGTGGGCGCTGGAAGACGCCAGTATCTTCGTGGACTCACTGGGTCTTGCCGACAAGGAAGACCGATGATAATAACCGAGGAGGATGCATGGATGGTCGGAGGACCTGTCAAACCACGACGCACTTACGTTGTGACGAAGCGAAGAGATGGGGAGAGCAGAGACCGCCGGTTTATCCCCCAGCACCCACCGAATGGGACGGCTGTCTCAAAGGGAAGGAGGGCACACAAGAGAGGTGACGCACGGTGGGCCAATCCCTATACTCATGAACGAGCAAGGGCCTGGACCTATGGATGGAACAGTGCACACACGAAGGATCGGTGGCCAGGTCAGGAAGGAGCATGTCCAGGATGTGATCAGTGTGGAAAAGGAACAGCAGTACCATCTGAGAGCTACGTGCAGTGGCTCAAGCAATGGCATAGGGGAGATGTGCAATAATACGTGGAGGGGGTGACTTCGGTCACCCCTTCTTCGTAGCTCTGGTTGACGGAGCGAGCACATGAGCAGCCCCGTATTCCCTCCGGGGTTAGGCTGCTCCCTAGCTTCACCCTCCCGTTGCTGGGTAGGTGGTCTACCGACCACATGAGCGCCGTGTTCATGTGCTCCCTCCGTTAACCAGGGCACCATCACTGAAGGAGGAACACTATATGGGACGATACATGAAGGTTGACCTGAACCCAGTATCAGGGTTCAAGTCCATCGACCGACCGTCAGGGGCACTCACCCCTTTCGGGAAGCTGGTGCGAGCAGTCGCCAGGACTGCCCACTCTGAAACAGCAGTCGAGGTAGGTGACGCCTACTGCCCACGGAAAGCGGGCTACATGCAGCTGGGTAGACGGCTCAGACGGCGAGGTCTGGGCCTGAGGAGTAGTGAACTCCCTAACGGCAATCGTGCACTATGGGCATCCACTGAGGTGCGAGGGAAACCACCCAAGGGGGTGGTCACATTGAAGGAGGACCATCGGTCACTGTCACCCAGTGAGCCAAAGATACCGTTTGAGGGCCAACGCTCGGATCACTCGTGAGTATGGGTGAGGTCGTCGCAGTCGTATGGAGTATTTTCATCACGTACGTCTTCGTTAAACTCGTTATCTCATCATGAGGGAGCACATTAAATGGCATTACTTGATAGTCAACTCTGCATTCACACACCAGGGTCACACTTCGTGGCTTACGAAGCACTCCGCAATCTACCAGAGCCTGAGTCCATGGGCAGCCGACACCTGCCTGTGCCCCACTGGAAGCTGGTAGACACCATCAGGGACCAAGTAGCTGACCGTGGGTGGACTGTCCACAAGGAGAAGCTGGGCATCTCACAGAAGGGCAAGCGGCTCTTTGGGACGATGCAGTTGCGTGGACCCGACACCATGGATGGGATGGACACCTGCTTTGGCTTCCGCTCATCCACCAACCAGTCCTTCGCCATCCGTGGAGTGGCAGGGTCACGCATCTTTGTGTGTGACAATCTGGTCCTGTCTGGTGATGAGTTCGTCCTCAACAGGAAGTCCACAACCCTGTTGAACCTGCCGCAGATGGTGAGCGTAGCCCTGAACAAGTTCATTGACCAGGGTAAGCAGCTGTTGCTTGACATCGACCTGATGAAGCAGAACTGGATTGACAACCAGACGGCCAAGCTCCGCATCTTCAACCTGTTCCACCAGGGAGCAATGCCACTGCACCTGTTCGATAATGTCTGTGGTAACTACTTCAGCCCACAGGATGAGCATGTCGATTGTCAACCACGGACCATGTGGGGTTTACATAATGCCTGCACTCGTGCAATAAAGCTGCTTAAACCAGCGGCCCAATTCTCAGCGAGCATCGATGTGGGTCGTCAGTTCCATCTGGCAACGGGGGATGCACAGAAGCTCGTCACGGCCCACTAGTGCTCACTCTAGGGGTCACCCAAGGGGGGGAGAGTATACCACTCTCTCCCTCTCTATCTCTCTCTATTCATTGGACTTAACCCACTCTAGTGGGGGGTAGAGTAGCCTAGAGTGCCTAGAGTATTACTCTAGCCCACTCTAGTCACTCTAGCTGCCCGTTAGAGTGGACTGAGCCCTTTCTTTTCAAGGGTTTACGAGGTTCTATGGCTCCCCACTCAGGGGGGTGGGGTGCCGTGTAGCGAAAGGAAAGCGAAGATGGCCTATCAGCGTTGGACATGCTGCATCTGCAGGAAGGAGGTCGTTTCACATTGGCCTGATGACAAACCACCACCGGAGAACCTTGGGCACGATGCCGAGCCAGTCAACAGTGACAAGGAGTCCTGCTGTGACTTCTGCTTCGTGGAGAAGGTGATCCCAGCCCGTGTTGCTATTCAGAAGCTCGTTCAGGAGCAGATGGATGGGACACTAACCGTGCACTAGGGAGGAGTATAATGGCTCCCTTGTCGTCCCCGAATGAACTCCAGAAGCGTGGTATCTACACCTTTGAGACGTTAGAAGCCTCACTTGGGGAGGAGATCAACTACATCATCGACGGACTCCTCACCGACCGGTCCATTAACATCCTCGCCGGGGACTCAGGCATTGGGAAGACCCCACTCTGCCTGACCCTCGCGTTATGCATTGCTGCAGGCATTCCCTTCCTGGGTATGCAGGTGCCCCGTCCTCGACGGGTGCTCTACTGTGATGCAGAGTCGTCACGTGTGGCGTTTCATGGGGTGGTGTCCACCCTATCCCGGTATCTCCGTCTCAAGTCGGTGCCTGACAACTTCCATGTGTGGTCACCGAACTGGGACACATCCCTACGAGGTATTGATTATGCCAGTGCCCTCTTCCAGAAGGCAGAGTGGAATGGGTTCCAACCCGAGGTTATCTTCGTGGACCCCCTCCGTGTGTTCTTCCCGGAAGCGGACCTCAAGCGAGACGTAGCACTCGCCGTCCTGAAACGCATGCGTCGAATCAACGAGGGGGCTGCCATGTGGACCATCGTGCACCATACACGAAAGCCCAGCGTTGATGAACGACCACCACCCATCGAGGATAACCCACACACATGGTTCCATGAGGTAGCAGGGCAGCATGCCATTGTGAACCACGTGGACACACGGCTGGGTGTGGAGGCGACACCACATCGTGACGCCTCTGACCTCACCATGGGGGGCTTCGTACGGATGCTTGGACCCATCTCTCCCCTCTACCTGACACGGTCCTACAACGAGGATGGAGAGCCACAGGGCTACATGCGGGCCAGTTCACTGGACCTGCTCGTCCCTGACTACCGCACCGCCTTTCACCAGCTACCACCCCCTGGTGATACCTTCACATTCAAGATGGCTTCGGACACCTTGGGCAAGAGCGATAGCTCAGCTAACAACATGCTCAAGCGCTTCAAGTCTGTTGGAGCCATCAAACAAGTACCCGGCGGCTATACACGACTACATTGAAGGAGGAACACCATGCTAGGCAAACTACGACGACTGTTCAGGTTTTTCAAGTGGATACTGGCTGAGACAGAGGGATGGGAGGCTGATCAGCAACTCCTAGAGAACCATGATGAGAGCATCGGGAACCTTGAACAGCGAGAGGGTCCAAGCCTCAGTGAACTCATAGATGACGACCCTGCTGCGCTTCGATCCGTTATCGAAGACCAACTCGCTGAGATTAACTGGGCTGATCAGCTTGAGATCACAGCGACAACAGAGATTGAGGTGGAAGGATGATTCGATTGTCTGTGGTCTTCGGTGATGCCAAGCATCTCAAGGAGGAACTCGAAAAACTGCAAGAAACCATAGAAAAGCAGGAGAAACGCATCGAAAAACTAGAGAAAGCGAGGGAGGATAGACATGAAGAACACAGAGCAACCTGATGTTGGCCCAACCTATGACGAACTCATCATTGACAGAGCGCACTGGCTCAGAGGGAGGGTCTGCCCACGTGACTTCCTCCCCAAGGAAACCTGTCTCCTGAATGAGAAGGGGGATATGTGTCCGATGGGCTTTCACATGCTCGCCCTAGGATTCCCCGAGGACTTCATCCTGGGGCAGGGAGAGCCAGTTGAACTGGACTGGGATGAGGCAGATTGGCTGGGTAATGGGACAGCGGGAAGACTCGGCCCAGGTCCAGCCTTTCTGGGACGGTTAGGACCAGCCCAACACCCACAGATGGAGCCCCTCCTTGGCAACAATTGGCGCGGTGACTACTGGGACAGGGAGGAGGATGACGAGCGGCTCAGGATGAGCAGCGCTGACACAACCCCTGCACAGGCACTGAGACATGCCACGAGTGACCCCAGTGGGGCCATCATCAACATCAACGACAACGTGGCACTGGATGATGATGAGCGAGAGAGTCTACTCGCACAACTCTTTCATGAGGTGCTTAATATCACGCTCATCTTCACTGGACCGAAGCGGCCCACGGGAGAGGAGCTACGCCGGATTCTGCACCCTCAGGGAGAGGAGGAATGAGTGTCCCAGGGTACGTCATCTACGACGGACCCTCACGCTTGGGAGGGGGTGGCGAGATCATCGCCATCCTCACCATGCGGAGCGAGAACCAGAAGACGGGTGACATGCCACAGGTGTGGATACTGCGGAAGGACTGTGCACCAACCACAGCAGCCTCCGATGGGACTGATGAGGACATCTGTGGACAGTGTGCCTTCCGTCTCTACCTTGCACGACACGATCCAAACCGGAAAAACTGCTATGTCACCCTCATTCATGGCCCCAATCAGATCTGGAGGGCCTACCATGCAGGAAACTACGCCCCACACTGGCCGGATATGATCACAGATCCAGTCAGGATTGGGTCCTACGGTGACCCTGCTGCTGTCCCACTCAAGATGTGGCGAGACTTCCTCACTCGCTGTCGGGGAGGACACACCATGTATACCCACCAGTGGCGTCGGTTCAGTGGGCTGCGACACTATGCTATGGCGTCAGTGAATAGCTTAGCCGAACAGCACACCGCAGCAGAACAGGGCTGGCGCACGTTCCGTGTCATTCAGAAGGAGGACAACCACCTACACAATGTCATTGGGGAGATCACCTGTCCTGCAACACCAGAGGCAGGACGCCGCACCACCTGTAAACACTGCCGTATCTGTGATGGAAAGAAGGGGGACTATGACAGACGCAAACACATCACCGTCGCCGCACACTGAGTGGTACTTCAGCCGAGGGGATGCTGAACTCTACGACAAGTGCCCACGGGCACGATTCAACCGCACTATCCTGGAGGGACGGGGCGTCATCAAGGTTGGCTCATCCTTTGAGCTATCCCTGGGACGTATCGTTCACCATGCTATCGAGAATATCCTGATAGTCCAGAACCCAATTGCGCTTAAGGATGCCGCGTTGGATGCTGCCGACCGTATTGAGAAGGTCGTTGCAAGTGGGGAGGTGCCCAAGAAGATCCTCCCGGAATTCCATGAGCAGTTCACACAGGAGGCACGGTGCCTTGCTGAAGGGCTGATCTGGGCCTGGGGGCTGCATGTCTGGCCCTCCATCAAGGCGAACTATCATGTGCACTGCATCGAGACGCAGGCAGCGTATCGGCGGGAGTGGGGAGAGACTTACATGGTCCTGCCTACCGTCGCAGATGTGGTGCTCCAGTCCAAGGACGATGGTTCGTATGTCTACCCGGACTGGAAGACAGCCGCCTGGGTCAACGGAGCCTGGATGGACTCCTGGAATCGAGCTGCACAGCTACATACCACAGCCCTGGCAGTTGAGCAGGCCCTGGGTGAGGAGGTGGAATACTGCTACATCCAGGCCCTGGTCAAGGGACGATGGCAGAATGGCTACCAGCAGAGCCCCCTGTGCTGGGCCTATCAGCACACGGACACAGGGGAGTGGCGCTATAAATACACAGCTGGGAACAAGTGGCAGCGGACACCCATGTGGAGTACTGGCACCAGCATGGAGGACTGGATACGAAACATGCCGCAGGAGATTGCCATGAACCTCGTCCCACGCACACCACCCATCATCATCGACCGTGACCTGGCCGAAACCTGGTGGCGACAGCGGGTTGTCAAGGAGGAGCGCATCAAGGAGGGGAAGGAGAAACTCCTGAGGCTGGGTGTCGCTCCCAACCTGGGCACTGGTCCAAGAGCCACGAAGACAGCCGGTGCTTACAGGGCACAAGCCATCATGGATGTCCACTTCCCACAGCACTTCGATCAGTGTGCTCCAGTGATTGGCTTTCGGTGTGACTACTACGACGTCTGTCACTCACCCACCATCGGAGATGATCCCATTGGGAGTGGGCTCTACCGTCGTCGCCCCACGTATGCTGAACGCATCAAGGAGGAGGGCACCCAGTAGGATGGCAGACCTCAAGCTCAAGCGCATCCATGTCAACCGCCATATCCTGGCCCGGAACAAGAAGAAGGAGGAGGAAGAACCCCCCATCGGTATTGAGGAGAGCGGGGAGAAGAAGCGCTATGCTCACGCTGTCTACATTGGTGGGCCAAGCATCGTCTGTTACGATGAGAAGAAGCCACTGAAGTGTGGCGCACGTGTCTGGATTGAAACCTACGCATCCATCAGTTACCGGGAGTAATCAAAGGAGCGCGCATGAGTGACGAGAAACCGCAGACTATGACCATTGGCGACGTTGGAAAGTTCCGAGCTGCCGAAGCCATCGCCGCCATCAGAGTGCATGGGCGGAGAGAGGAGGAAGAAGCTAACCTCATCATAGCGATGGGGCTGTATATGATTGGCGCAATCGTCGTTGGCTGTGAGGAAGGGGAGCCCCTGAAGACACAGCTAGGGCTCATCGAACAACGATTGATGGAGGTGGTTCGCGATCTCCGTGAGGAGATCAAGAGAGGGGAGGCCCCACATGGCGCAGTGCCCAAGTGAATCGTGGATGACCTACGAGAAAGATCAAGAATCTTCCGAGGAGAACGCCAGCCAGAAGGAGCGTCTGGCCGCGCTGGATGCTTATGGGCACCTGGCCTGGACAGTCGGGTTCGGATCAGAGGATGACGACGACTGGCCGGATCGAGGAGATATGTTGTGGTGTTTCGACTATGCAGTTCACCATGACATTGATCTCGGTAGTATCGTGATTGCATACCATGTTGTGCTGAACTCAGAGTCTGGCTCATGCATCGAGACGCAGGAGTCCGCTGTTGTGCCTCTCAGCAAGGCACCCTACAACCTGCCTGAGCAATATGTAGACGGAAGTATATGTGCTGATGACCAGTGGCGTGACGACGAGCTAACGCGGGCGCAGGACACGAACGACATGTGGAATGCCGACCTCAAACGGTCGATTGCTGCTGCACTGAACGAGGCATTCTACGGGAGGTCGAACCAACTACCGCGCACAGTAGGGGGGCTATGACATGGGGAGGAGGAAGAAGACGGGGAGGCGAGTAGAGAAACAGGCGATCTTTAATCGCTTCTCGGCATTGGCTGATCTTGCACAGAAGGGAGTGGAATATCGCACCAGTAGCACCAGGAAGAAATTCGGCGGACTCAAAGCGGTTACCATGGAACATATTGGCGTTGGTCAAGGGAAGTGCCCAGGAGGACACAGTAAAGCCACCAGATGTGACATCTGTGACCCTCCCTCACTTCTAAAGGAAGAAGGAGGCAAACACTATGAAGACAACCAAGATGAATAGGGAACCTGAAGAGCGGCGAGGGGGCTTCCCCTCATTCTGTATCTATGGACGGTCAGGCAGTGGCAAGACACCACAGATTGGTATCTTTGCCGAGGCTCTCTTCAAGCACACTGGAGGCACCATCAGCGAGGATGGTACCCTCGTCGGCGGGCTGCGAACACGGCTCTACACTGCTGACCGGGGTGGGTATGATACTATCCTCTCCGAGATCGAACTGGGACTCATCGAACTAGTCGATCTGAGGGGGACAGAGAAGCCATGGGTCTGGATGGCTAAGGCCATCCAAGGACGCATGCCCACACCTGATGACCCACACCGCTGGACCCGTCAACCAATGCTCAAGGATGCCCAGGATAACATCATTGGGTGCTGGGCCTTTGAAGGGCTGACCGAATGGGGAGATGCCCTCATGCGGGACATGCGAGCCCAGGCTGTGGCTGGTGTGAACATTGGTGGGGGAGCACAGGCGCTCATAGAACAGAAGGACGACGACGGCGAGAAGTTTGACTACGCTGGCAACAACAAAGCGCACTACCTCATGGGGCAGAACCGCATGAACGACATGATTAGCCAGAGTATGCGGCTCCCTGGCTATCTTATCTGGACGGCTATCGATCTCCGGTCGTCTGAACCAGACTCCGCACGGCAGGTCTTCGGACCTGATGTGGGAGTGGGCAAAGCCATGACTTCCAAAGTGCCACAGAAGTTCACCTATACCTGGAGGACGGTGAACGTGGCCAAGAAGGGAGAGCATCCAAAGTATGCACTCTATCTGGTGACACATCAGGACCCAATGGTCCCGTCAATCACCTGTGTGTGCAATGCACGGTATCCCAAAGATGCACCAGAAGCTAAGAAGGTGCAGGTGGTAGAACCCGCAGACATGGCACGGGCCTACACCGTCGTAAAAGAGGCACGAACCAGTGCCACCGCCGTGATTACCTCGCGGCTTCGTCAATCCTAAAGACTCCGAAGGAGGAGCACTTACAATCATGAGTAACTTCATAGACGACATCTCGACACTCACTGGTGACCTGGGCGACATCGACATGCCCACTGATGACGAGCCGTATGAGGCTCCGAAGACGGGATCCCGGAGGACGCCACCCGCTGGTCGCTACAACCTGCAGCTACCCACCGAGATCAAGGTGGGTGCATGGCCCGCACAGAACGGGAGGCCAGGGAGCATCGAACTCACCATGGATCCGGTGGTGGTGAGCAATCCGGGTGGTCCTGGTGACGGCCTGGAAATCCGGTTCGTCTCTGTCTCCACCCGTCGCATCGGAGGAGCCAACGCCTCATCGGCCACGGACCTCCTGCAGCGGATGGGCTACAGCCCACTGCCTCGCAGCGCTACCGAGTGGCAGGATGCAGCTCGCGCCATCGCTGGACAGATGGCTGAGGACGTCTACTGTGACTGGGAATGTCGTGCCCCCAAGGACACGGACCCCGATGTCATCCGTGACTTCCTCCGTGACACAGCGAAGATCAAGGTCACGGACCCGAAGGCCCGGAAGGTTCTCATCCGGGGCATGAAGTCCTTTCCCTCCGATGGGAATGGTGGGCACCAGTCACGGTTGCAGTTCGATCCAGGTCCGAATGGGGAGACCTTAACCCTCTATGCAAACTTGAAGCCGACACTTCGTGGCTTCGGCCTGACGGCAGAAGAGCGGGCAAGTCGGTAGGAAGGAGGGGCGTAATGTCCCTACCTCCAGATGAGTTAGCCCTTGACCCAGCGGACATCGTGGCGGCAGCGTCCAAGGTCTTGGATGCTGTGGTGCACGAGGAACTGCGGGAAACAGCCTTTGCTGGGGCTGCTCTCGCAGCTATCATGCTGCATCGTGGTCCGTCACCAGAT